CCGACTCCTTGGGAGCAGTCATGCCTTTAGGTAACTTGCTGATCGCATTGATGGCGCAGTACTGCCTGCCTGCCTGCGAGGTTTTGTGCATCAGGGTAAGCAGGGCTGCTTTGCCAAGCAGATTCTTAAGACTGAACGATGCCAGCTCTTTCGATGTGAAAGCTGCACCGCGCCAGGACTCAAGTTGCTTGCGAAGTGTCGCACGCTCACCTAGCGAACGAGTCAACTCAAGACTGACCATCATAGGCTTGGTAACCTTTGTGGTCTTGCCATTCTCCACCACCTCTCCCTCAATCACCTGGTCAGGCAATTCGAAGGTTAGTCGCACTTTAGGCGACCACTTCTCCTCGCCATCCCAATTGGTTTTCTGGCAGCCAAGGTCAATCAATTGGACCAAGACTCCCATCGTCGTTCCTGCTTCAGGCAGTTGACGTTCCGTTGCTTTTGCCGATTCACTTAGCGTTAGGCTCATTTGTTTCGTACCTTTCTTTTTTTGGTTTTGGTTTTTGTGTCAGGTGTAAGTTGGACTAGGACTGAAAACAGATTCTTATTTGTTGGGGTTAATAGCTGAGAGATCAGATTGTTCTTGTACATAGAATCCTTTCGCGACTGTTGTGTGTGTTGGTTGATTTGGTGCATATTCAATAGTGACATTGGCAGGCGCGATTTGTCTAGCTAATTCGCACACGCTGTCGGCGGTTAAAATAACAAGCCACTCTTTGCGTCCATTCCTGCGAAAGAATACCGCTGGGATCTTACCTGCTGGGCAATCACGCTTCGACTGCTCCATCCACTCCTCTGGCTTTAAAGCCTGACAGCGTTTCCCCTCGATATGGAATGGGAAGTTCTCGCACACCACATCACCACTACCACCCTCTGGATTGCCAGCGTATTGCTGACTACGGCGAGCCTTCTGCCAACCCTGCTCGCGAAGATAATTTGCTAATTCACGCTCCCCTGCTGCACCTTTTGCCCTGCTATTGATTTTGCCCATTTGTTGGTTTTAGCAGACCAACCCACCGCGCGTCGAGATCTATTTTTAATTAAGCCAAGTTTTATTAGCGTGACTAATATCCTCGTCAAACTTGCGAATCATTGCCTGCATGGTCAACTTCTTGACCATCTTTTGATTCTTCTTTACCCATTCCACCGCCTCGTCAAAAGACTGTGCGTCTTTCAATCCATCCTCAAAATATTCCCATGCCTCCTTCTCGGTCATAGGTTTTTAAATACACGCCAACCACCTCCTGTCGATGGACAAAGCTTTGTTGTTACCGACCTGCACTTGGCGATGGGCAACAGCCAAAACAGGTCATCATTCATACCCCAACAGGCAACGTAATCCACACCACTAATAGCGCGCTTTGGTATGTTAAACCCATTCCCTACGCTAGTAGTAAACCGATACTTGGTTCGCCCAGGTTCAACAGTCTGAGCGGTCTTAACCTGGATGCGGTAAAACTTATTGTTCTTCTCGGCCACCACATCGTACCCAGCGAAATCCTCGTAAGGAGTTAGAACGTTGTACCCACAGCGCAATAGCGCGCCAGTAACGCGAGCCACACCTACCGCACCTATTTGCCGTGAACTTAATTTCATTGTTGACGTACTGTAAGAATTAATAGAGACTTATTGTTATGAAAACAATCCAAATTTTATTAATGACTGTTTTGGCCTCAATTGCATTTGCTGATGATGAAGTCGAAATTAATGATTTTGTTGGCGGAGTTTATAAGGGTTCTGGCACAGTTCATACGGCTGGAAGCGTGATTATGACTAGGGAGGGATTGATATTTAAGTCTGGAAGTAGATTCATTTATCAGGATGGGAGAGTGTGCCAGCATGTTGGATCAACATATATTCGCGAGGACAATAGCGTTGTTGTTCGTGCTGGCAGTACATTTGTGTCGAATGAAGGAATAATTGAAAAAGTTGGCTCGGCATATATTGGAAATGTTAATTCATTCACGGCTGGATCTACAATTGTTCGTCAATCAAATTGGAATCCTTAAGAATTTGCAAATTGGAAAAGTCTATTCCTTATCCTGTTCTCAAGACCAGCGATAAACTTCTTTCGGCTTGAGTCGTTGTAGGCCAATTCGTATTCGTAATCCAATTGTGCTTGACTCATTGCCTGCATTAACGCGCGTGGGTGAACCTTATTGATTGCCTCTAAGGTTTTCGGACCAATCTTGCCATCCACATCCACCTTAATCTTGAGCACATTCAACCCTTTCTGGATAAACCTTGTTGCACCGCCCATCCCTCTATTGAACGCGAGATCTTGCGTGAATGCCTGCATGACTTTAGGCAATTTGGATATGAGTGGGCTGGTGTATTCTTTGATATATCGCGCTGCCTCTTTCGCCCTTTCTTCCGCTGGCAACTCTGAGAGCTTTTTGAATTCTTCTGGATGGTATTTGTCATTGATCCCAGCTATCTCATAGCTTCCCCCACCATCTCCGTCAGGCAACTTGTAGATCGCCAAATTGCCGTTGTGATCGAACCTACCCTCAAGCTTGACTGTCTCAATTGCAGCCAATAGGAGCGGATCTACTTCTGTTCCGCTCATAGCACACCCTATTTCTTATTGATTTCTTGCTCAACCGCTTGATTGCGGAGGGCATCGTGAATTTCCTTGATGTCTGGATCTTGGTTTGCTTCGTAAATCTTGTTTAGGGTAGCGATGGCTGCGGATGTGTTGGAGACAGGCTTATTTGCGTTTGTGGCAAGCCAGCTCACAAACTCTGGATTGGTGAATAGTCGAGCAGCCTGGTTCGCACCGACAAGTGTGCCAAGGATACCAGATGCAAATCCAAACTTGCCAGCAGCGACTGATCCAACTCCGCTTGTGATCGTGGCAGGAACAACTACAGCACCAGCAGTTCCAGAAGGATTCGCCACAATGCTGGTGCTTTCCCTTATCTTATTGGAAACCTTGGCGATTGTTTCCATGTCATTCTTGAATTTACTTCCGAACCTGCCAAACAAGATGTCCTTTGAAGCATTATCAAGCTTGCCGTAGTTCTGCAAGAATTTTGCAGTACTGAACACATCGCCAGTTTCATCCTGTAGGCCAGCAACAGCCTTACCCATCCTTGAAATGTAGGCAGCAGATACGGCCTTCTGAGCGTCCTTAGGTACTGCGTTGAATACTTCGCGGAGCTTGGTTGGTCCATTGCGAGATCCGCTGATTACTGCTTGATAAGCATCCTCTGGATTCTTATTTAGGATCACAGATTGGATCGAATCCATTGTATCGTGGAATTTCTTGGTATAAACATTCGCCTTCTTGAAGGCAGCTTGAGCCTCTGGCCCTTGTTGAGCTGCTGCGTTCTCAAGATCCTTCGACAATGCTCCGTATAGACTCTTCCATTGCGCCTTGGGTACGTCTGGAGCTAGGTCAACTGTAGCTATCTTCTCGCCAACCCAAGAGCGTAAATCGCGCAATACGTTAAAAGGAATTTCTCCAGATGGACTTAATCTCTTTGTCTCCTCAAGCCCACCCAAAAGCGACGTTAGTTGCGTATTGGAAATTGAAGCTTGCAGTTCTGGTGAAGCATTGCCAAGCCTATTGGTGAACTCATACAATTTACCCATAGTCTCGTCCGAATTAATCGGAGTGCGCTCTGGCATGTATTGGTCAAAACGATTATAAAGAGCTTTTTGGGTCTGCCTCGCTCTTGGTACAAACACCTCAGAGAATCCTTTCTGGATTGCCTTGCCTGCCTCAACTGGTTCCGTGATTGGCGATAGCTGAGTTCTTAGTTCTTCAACTCTTTTGCCAACTTCGGCTTGTTGTGTCATGCCCTTTTCGCGCATTGCAGTCATTCCACTTGGGAATCTTCCTGTGCTTGTTTCAATTGCCTGGGTCAATGGATTCTCTACTGCTTGTGCCAGGGTAGGTGTAGTTCCAGCTTGACCATATAGCTCAATATTCTTGGCAATCTGCTCTTGAGTCTTACCACCGCGAAGCATTCTTAATATGAAATTTTTGGATGTCTCAGTTGCCCCAGCCGTTCCAGCGATCATTGCTGGGATTGGGGAAACTCCAAGCTTGCTGGCAGTAGATGCTACTTGGGTCATTCTTGAAATTGGAGAAGGAGCAACAGCTCCAGCCAATCCAACAAGCCCCTGCTCTAGCGGACTTGCGCCAGCTTCTCCAGCAGCAGCAGCAGCTCCAGATCCAAGTGCAGCACCAGCAACCTGCGTCCTTGGCGAAGCACCAAGTATCTCGCCTATTTTCTGGATTGCCCTGGGCGCGCCCTTCATCCCAGCCATAGCTTGGCCACCCATAACGAGCGGAACCATCTCGGCAACTCCACCCACAACCCTGGACTCAATGCGCTCAAGCGGAGTCTCTGGTTTGGGTAGGCCAATCTGATTCTTGATATCCTCCAGGACTGCGCTGAGTTCTGGTACTTTCCTCTTCTCGTCACCTTGCGCAACGAGCGAATTGTAAACCTTTGCGCCGATATCGGCCAAGAATGCGCCAGAAGCACCAACGCGAGCAGCAGGAGCAGCAACCTCAAATGGCGCGCCTGCTATTGCTCCACCAACAGCACCAACAGTTGCAGGCGTAATCGCTTCTCTTGCGATTAGGCCAGCCTGTCTACCCACCATCTCTGGAATGCTTCTGTCTTGAGTGGCTGGAGCTTCAACCGCAATCTCCTCACCCTTACTATTTACTGGTATGAGTGCCATTGTTTTATTATGGGGCTAGTCTGAATTGCTGACCATTTATATTTACAACATCTCCATCGCGCATTCCAGCAGCGCGAGCTTCGGCCTCAGTCTTAAATGCACTCTTTCTCTTCATTCCGAATGAACCAATATCTTCTGGATCTGCATTGGCATCAAGAACTGCTTGAACTGACTTAATTCCGAATCCATTGGCGCGAGCATCGGCAACAAACTTTCTAGCCAAGACCTTCTTCAACTCGCCTAGTCTTTCTGGCGCAGCAAAGTTAATCACGGCAGTAGGATCTGCGATTGCAGTCATCAACACGTTCCTATCTTCCTGCGTCATCGTGCCAGGGCCACCGATTGCAATGCGCATTTGTCCAGCAAGGGCTGTCCTGATCGCATCCGCGCGAGCCATGAGTCTTGGCCTAGCCAAAACATCGCCTGTTTGAACTTGATTGCCAAGGTCAAGGAGTTCATCGATTCCGCCAACAGATGAGACAAAGTTTGGCACAAGTCCGCGAACTTCATTGGCGGATTTCTCGCTGCTTGCCATTCCTTCAAGACCAGGGATCTTGAGTGCGTTCTGAGCGATCCTTTTTGTCTGTGCCTTTTCATATCCAGACATCTCTCCAACTGTTTCCTCGGCAGCCATGCGTTCTGGCGAGCCTTCTGGAAGAGAATTAATATAAGATATAGCCTTCGCCTTCATCGGAACGAGCTGTTCCAATCTCTGCTGGTAAATTGATCCAATATTCGCTGTGGCTGGAACTGTTCCGCCACCAAGACCCTCTGGTACTGGAAGCGTTCCAACCAACTCGCCCAGCTGTCTGCTTGTCGCAGCCTGCGCAGCTTCCGTTCCGATCATCCTCTTGCGCATGTCGGCCTCAAGCTCTAGCGCAGGGCGCATCATTTGAGTTGCCATATCTTTTTGCATGACAGGGCCAGCAGCTCCCTCTGGAAGCGTAGCTGATGCGGATTGTAAATTCTTAACTCGCTCGCCAGCAGATGAAGCAAGCTCGCCCTGCGTTGCCAAGTCCTGCTCCAGCGCGCTTCTTAGTCCGCTAAGACGAGCAGCCTCGATTGGCGCGTACTCAGGAGATGCCTTCCTTCGTTTCTCTTCTTCAGCAGCAATTTCGCCTTTCAGCTTCTCTATTCCAAGCATCCCCTTCTCTCTCTCGGCTCGGAGCGCGGCTTGGCCTTCTGGACTCTTTAGATACTCCTCTTCGCGAGCAATCTTTTCTAGGTTTGAACGCAAAAGATCTTGCTGAAGCTTTCTTGTTTCACGCTCCCTAGCCTTATCTTGTTCCTCCAATGCTTTTTCGGAACGATATTTCTTAATACTATCCATTTGCCAAGGCATTGGGATAAGCGGATCTTGTGGATCTAAACCTAGAGCATTAACTGCCATAAATTATCCTATTTTCCCATCCATCCATTTTCGAATAATTGCCTTTATTTTGGGCTTGTTTCGTATCGATTCTGCAATTCTTTCTCCATATTTAATGTAGAAGTTTCTTAGATTGTCAGATGCTTTAGTCATCATCCATTCCCTAAATTGCAACCATTTTGGATTGTCTATTCCATAAACCTCTCTTGCCACCCAGCAAAGCATTCCCATTCCAGCAAAACTTCCAGCAGCACCTGCGAGATCTTTCACTCCGCCTGCAACTGTTGCAAAGTTCTGGAATCCACTTGGCTGGCTTGAGACAGCTTTAATGTAATTTCCATAATTACTTGCTTGGTAATTTGCCAGCGTGTTGTAAAGCGAAGCAGAAATATTTGAAAGGCTAATCCCAGCATTTGGATCAGTTGTCTGATAGAAGTTAGCTGCTGTGCTTGCGCCTTGGCCAAAGTTACCAGGAAGCGATTGGTTGGCTTGAATGTAATTCTGGAACGCTGCGTTCTGTTGCCCTGTCCTAGCATTGCTAAGATTGTAGATGGAAGGACCACCAGCAACAAAACCAGCAGCAGATCCAAGCCTTGTCTGTAGCAAGGCATCGCGGAGTGCAAGATCGCGCTGTAGTGCATCACCAGTTGTTTGGCCAGAAGATAGGAACTGAGATGCTGCTCCGAATCGTGCAAGCTTGCGAGCCTCGCCAGCAGCACCAGATTCGACAGCTTCCTGCACAGCAGGCGCGACACCAAAGATGTTGCCTCGAACTGTCTGAGCTGCGCGAGCTGCCTGCTCGTACTGCCTGCGCTCGTCCGCACCAAGCGTAGAGCCAAGTCTTAATTGGTTTAAGGCTTCTTGCTCAATTTGGCTTCGTAAGTCTTCGGTCTGTTGGGATGTAGTTGCAGGCAATTCTTCAGTTGCCAATTTCCTGTATTTATCGCCCAAGGCAACGGCAGTCTCGTAAGCTTTCGGATCAATCTGTTTTAGCTGATCGCTGGCGCGTTCCTCTGGAAGTTTGAGGAATTCCCTAAAAGATGTGATTTCCTTCTGGCCAGTTGTATCCAATGCGGTGATTGGTTTAAACCCTGCAACCTGTGCCTGCGCCGAGGTGATTGCTTCGCTGACGCTCCTGCTGTCTTCGTTAAGAGTTTTTAGAGATGCCTCAAGCGGAGCGCGCCTTGCGTCATCAGCTTTTAGCTTTGAAAGCAATTCGCTGGTTGATGCAATCTTTTCGTTAATTCCGACAATTTGAGTGTTGCCTCGATCGACAACCGACTTGAGCGAATTTAGCTTTGCATCGTTGTAGTCGTTTATGATCTGATCGTCGGAAACTTGGAAGTTAAGCTTTGTGCCAAGGTTGGACGCGCCATAGTTTCTTTCTCCAGACAGAGCGGTTAATGCACCACTTAGTCCAGTTGCCCCAGCCCTAATCTGCCCAGCAGCAGTATTTAGTTCGCCTGCTTGCTTGGTGTAGCTCTCGTCAAGCTTTCTGGCTGCTACTGCTTCTGCTGATTTAAATTCTTCGTCTGCCAAGTACTTGTTGTAAGCATCATCAAAATTCTTGGCCATTCCTGCTGGGTCTTTTGCGGACATGGAGTAAACCTTGCCGTCATGCCTGTGCGAATAGGTTGATGTGCCAGCTAAAAATTGATTGTAATCAGGAACTCTAGGACTTCCGTCTACATTACCTGCGCCTCTTCCGCCACTCGGATAAAGCGCAAGAAGTCCAGCATCGCCACCAATGCTCGGTTTATATTGTTTGTTGAAAAATTCTTGTTTTGATAATACTGCCATATTAAACACTCATGTTCGGATTGGAAACATTTGTTCCAATGGTTGAAAAATAATCGACAGGAGCTGCGCCTTGTGAGAACGCGACTTCTGGTTGAACTGCGCCATATGGGCTTTGCCCATAAAGACGAGCAAACTGAGTTGTCATCTGCTGACCAAGACCCTTGTTCAAGGCAAACGCTTCTGGCGAGTACTCGTACTGCCTACGAAGCGATTCCAAGGTGCGCTGTGCGCCGTACTGGCGTTCCAGCTCAAGATTCGACCTGACAGATGCAGCTTGATCCAAGGCGGACAACTGCCTCTCCAGCTCCCTCTGCTGTGGCATGTATTGCATGCGAAGCTTGTTCTCAAGCTCGGCCATAGCAGGAGATTTTTCAATATAGGTATCAACGTTTTTACGATACATTTCAGCATTAGCCTGCGCTACTGCTGTTGGGTCTGGCGGTGGGGGCGGTGATGGAATTGAGGGTGATCCGCCCATATTAGTTCAATGCCTTTCTCATAAATGTATTGTAATCGTACTCCTTTTGTTTGCCTAAACGTTTAAAAGTTATGTGCTTGCGTGGTCCGAATCGATCCAACAGGATCAATAGCAAGCCTTTGAGTGGGGCTACCGACTCAGCATTTCTAATACCACTAGTAGCACACAAGTCAACAAAGATATTGTCTCCATGCTCGTCGTGGACGTAGTGGCCTACTTCAGAGCCACTATTAACGCACCTAGCCAAGGCAACGCCTAAAATCTCATCATTCCTGTTCCTTAATGTACCCATAAGTCCCTGCTTATCAAACCATCCTACCCATTCCCTAAAGTTAGGCCACATTGCCTCGGAAACACCACTTTTCTCAAGAAACTCTACCTGGGTCATATGTTTTGCTGAATCTGAATTGTATCTGGATTTGCCGCCATAATGACCCCTCGGATGGAGAGCTTTCTACTAGCAGCCTCAACCTTCATCTTGATATTGCGCCACTTGTCGTATGACCTAAGACTATCCGCCCTGCGCTTTACAACCTTTGCGCTTAGTGTCGCTGGAAGTGTAAATGGTAGAGTCAATCCGTCAGGCGAAGTTGTGTCAACATTCGTGCCAAGGACAATATCGTTACCATCTGTATCCCTGCGCATACTTATCGTCGCATTGGTAGATCCAGAATTGAAGAATTCAATCTCATAGTGCGATCCGTACTTCAGCGCAAAGCGGTCATCAAATTCATACGCCTTGGTGACCACCCTGCTCGTATAGCCAGTACCAAAATCTTGGAACCCTGTATTGATGTCAACTGAATCTGAATCCTTGTAATCCGTAAGGTGACCAATCCTTGAGTTAGTTGTGCCTATACAAAGTTTGATTGTGTTCGTGGTGAATCCAGAGGTAAAGCTTGTCTCAACCATCCTTGCTGCTGCGATTTCCCACAAGCCTTCAAAGCAATTGAAGATTGAGTTGTACACCAATATGTGGCTTGGCCTTGTTGCCGAATCCAGAGGTATGGCTAGGAGGTATCGATTGTTGTGGAATGTAGCATTGCAAGTCTCAATAAAGCTTCTGTTGATCCTTGCGATGATATCCTTAACTGGCTCGCTTATTGTGAGGCCAACTGTAGAGAAGTCATCCGCCAAAGACCTTGAGACTGATCGTATGCCGTCATTCGCCAAGAAGAACACATCCTTGTTTACCAAGGCAACTGATCTTCCAGCGATACAACCAATCCTATTTGAGATTGTCTGAACAGTCCACTCTGCTGCACTATTGGTAAGCGATAATACGCTGGTTCCTGATGTCACAGTCGTGCTTGGCGTGACATCAACCAGGTAGATCTTGTTCCTCTTAAACACGATGATTTGAAATCCGTAGAATGGCTGGATTGCGATAATATCTTCGCCATCGTCACCGCCCACAATGATTGAATTGGTTGTCTTCCATATCTCTGGATCGAGAATGTCAGAGGCGTAAAGAGTGTTGCGACTCTCACCTGTGCCTACGGCAAAAAGCCGATTTGTAAATGATTTGATTAAACGAAGTCCAGAGGGGGCCAATTGAGTAGAAATGTTTGCCGTGGCTGCTGCTCCGCTTCCACCTCCGCCAGTAATTGTAACTGATGGAGCAGTCAAGTATCCAGACCCAGCGTTGGTTACTGTTATTGCTGTAACTTTATTTGATACAACAGTTGCAATTGCGGTTGCAGTTGTTCCATATCCAGCAGTTGGAGTTCCAATTGTTACAGTAGGAACGCTTGTATATCCACTTCCATCGTTTGTAACAGTAATTGATGCAATGCTAGTACCTTGGCGATGGGTATCTGTCCCATCTGTAAACTGCAAATAGTTTGATCCGTCAGTATAAAATAACTTGTTGTTTAGCTGTGCAAACTCAAGTTGATTTGTGGAATTTACAAACGTCCCGCCAGTAGTCGAGAACGTGCTTGAGCCTGTATTGTATCTATAAAGAGATCCGCCTGTGGCAACAATAATTTCCTCAAAGCTTGGCGTATCAAAATAAAACATGCCTTGAATTGTGTTCGCCGTAGAAAAGCTTGTCGAAACTGTCTCAATGCCCTGGCGAGTCTGAAGGTTGCCATTGGGCGAAATGGTCATGTTAAGCAGCTCAGAGGCTGCGTTATCCGCAATAAGATTGGGGCTAATGCCAGATACCTGGCCACCATCAAAACTTGGCGTGACAGCTACCGACAGTACATCATCTGTTGCATCCGTGAAGTACGGCATGGCTTTAGATGATCTCTTCTAAACCAAGTTCGCCAAGAGATGTTGGGGTGATCTGCTTCATTCCGCCAACCTGGCTCAATTCGTAATTCGCCATAGATGCTAGGTCGGTATTGGCAGTTTGAACAACAAGCTGTGCCTTGCCATACTGACGCTCACGCTCTAGGGCATCGGCATGCGTCAATGCTAGTACGACATGACTGACATGCGGAAGGCGAAGTTCGTCACCAATGGCGTTGGAGGATGGTGGGAAATCTACAACGTAGTTCGAGCGAGTAAGGCATTGGAGCTTTTCGATTACCTTTAATGTCGATGTGCTGGTTGTATCTAGTCCTGGGTAAACGTCAATTTGAGCGATACCAGAAGAGTTGCGCCCCTTAAAATAATACGCCTGCGGTGTGCCAGTTCTGTTGATGTCCAGCAGATCAGCATCTTGCGATATAATCGTTGCAAGATCCATTGGGGTAAGTTCGTTGTCCCCCCAAGCAACGGAGAGAGGTGTCTCTACGTTTGTGCCGAGGGATACTGTGCGTGATAATGTTATTGATGCGGTTGGAGCTACCAGCACCCCAAAAGGTGTGTTAGGATTCCATTGCGTTAAGTCAGTTCCAGTTGTGAAATATGTATACAAACTTTCATTTGTATCGTAAACATTCCATTTATTATCATTAAAATCAATACTATTATTCCCAATTGTTGCATTAAATGCATTTGTCCCAAAAGATGTTCTTGTGTAAGTTCCGTTTGATGTTGTTACATCTGCGCCAGACAGAATAACCTGCGCAATATCCGTAATCCCATACGTCGAATTGGTAACAGTCTCGCGCCAGGGCGCAAAGTTCCAAACGCGCCGATAGTTTAGGGCTGCTGCTTTTTGCAGGAACGTGATAGTATCAGCATCGGTCTTACCGATCTTCTCGCCTGCAAACTGAGCGATTTCGGTGATCGTCATTTATTTTTATACATTGTAATATGGAATTTGATATGCAGTAGATCCAATTCTAATTCTAATGTATCCTACTGGAAGTGCCGTGAGTGCAGTTGCTGCACCATTTGCTCCAATTGTTGTTTTTGTTGAAAGAGTTGATCCAAATGCAATTTCTCCATTCAGTTGAGAAGTTGCTCCATATCCAATTGAAATTGCGTTTGATACTGTTCCAGCACTAACAGTTGATGCTGCTCCAATGCAAACATTTCCTGTTCCAGTTGTAATTGCTTCTCCAGCAAGGTAACCAATTGCCGTGTTTAAATGTCCAGCACCTGATATTGATCCTAACGCATCATACCCAACGGCAGTATTTCCAGTTGATGTTGTGCATGTGTTTAGCGAAAGACTTCCGAATGCGCTATTTCTAGATCCAGTTGTATTGTCACCTAAAGCATCATATCCGAATGCGCTATTGTCATTACCAGATGTATTTGCCTGCATTGAGGCAACTCCCAATGCCGAGTTAAACCCACCACCAACATTTGAGCTTAATGTCAAAACGCCAAATGCTGAATTAAATGATCCAGTTGTATTTGCTGTCAATACACTAGATCCAAAGGCAGCATTTAATTGTCCAGTTGTGTTTCCTGTAAGTGCGTTTATTCCAACTGCTACATTTTGTTGTGATCCAGATGGATTTCCTGTACCAACTGTAACTCCAGATATTGTCGCATTGCTTGAAGAGGTGAAATTATTAATAGTCCCAGCGGTAAAACTTCTGGCTGTTCCAATAGATCCAGAATAGGTTCCGCCTGTAAGTGTTCCAGTAAGAGTGCTTGCTGTTAATGTCTGAATTGTTCCAGACGTAAGATTTGCAGATCCAACAATCGATCCAGAAAATGTACCAGTACTTGAATTGATTAATCCAGAGTATGTACCACCAGTAAGATTGCCTGTCAGCGTACTTGCGGTTAGGGTCTGAACTGTCCCATTGGTAATATTGGCAGCGGTAGATGTAGTCGTTCCAGCCGTAAGGGTTGGGATTGTTCCAGTAGTACTATTAAACGTTCCAATGGTTCCCCTGGTGCAGGAGAGCGTACCAATCGTGCCAGAGTTAATGCTTAATGTGCACTCAGGGTTAATTACAGCATCCGCAATCAAAGCGTTAAGCTTTGTATTGGTTACTGTGTCGTTTGCACCAAAGCTGGTTCCTGCTGTAAAATTCGGCATATTTTCTCCTAGTTGTTCCTATTTTTGATTACGTCCCAAGCCATTGAACATATAAGGCCAATAACGCCAGAGAGGGCTAGTATCTTAGTCCTTAGATGCTCCAGCGCATTAACCTTATTAGCAAGATCTCCGTAGTTTGCAAGTGACCTCTCGACCATCGAATAAAGCTGAACCTGACGCTCCTCCATCCTGGCGAGCTTCAATTCTATGTTCCAAACTTGGTCTTCGCTCATGGCTTTGTGGCCCCTAGGTCAGATGCAGCCCCCATGTCCGAATAAACTGGTAAAGCATTGTTATCCTGCTTGCGTGGCGAGCAGGAGGACAAGGAAAGGCACAGAACGGAGATGAGTAGAAGATTCATTATAGTTCTTTAATCCACTTAAATGATTCGTCAATCTGACGAGAAAACTCTTTCCCCAACACATCATTCCAATCCTTCTCCAAAGGCTCTACCTTATTGCGGATAGTATGATCGCCGTAAGGCCAACCAAGTTCGTGTTCTGTGGTGTATTGTTCGACATTATCAAAGTCGTGGCTGGGTGATTCTAATCCCAAATAATTCCATACCGCTTCCATAGTTTCCTTGGGTTCTTCAGTCAAAGATTCGAAGTGAACAAAGTGTAGCTTGCCCTTATGCCTCTTTACTGCGTCAGACAATCTTTCCACCGCAATACCAAGGGGAGGTATATTAAGCCAACCCTGTGACCTCTTCTCTATGGTCGTCCAGTTTTGGGGGTTTTGTTTTTCAACGCCTGTAAATGGGAATGGATGCTTCTGCCATTTCTTTTCAAAGGAGGAAAGGATGCCTCGCATATCACGAACTGGCACTAGCACCTTGGCGTTAGGCCAAATTGCGAAAAGCATATCTAAATGACCAACCCAAGAACGGCATTTGTCGGCTACGATAGGCCGTTCGGTTAGCCTGTTGAACGCGTTCTCGCACCCACCCTTCACATAGTCGTAGAATAAAGTTTCTCCATCCCTGGGGTTGGGGATGGTCTTAAACTCTTCGGTGCTACGAAACTCTCTCGCTATGTAGCCAATTTCGTGCAATCCGCTGGTGGCTGTTGAATGGACTTTCTCGTTTTGTGCAAGCAAGTTCATTAGTAATGTTGACCCCGCTCTAGGCAGGCCAGAAACAAAATGAATGGTTTTAGACATACAAGGAGTGTGAAGCAGAATTGTGATTCCTACAAGTTCTTTATTACTGTGACGTTTGTATTCCCCTGGAAAGTTAATCCAGTTCCAGCGGTCCATGTGGCATCTACTGCTCTAGCACGAATAGTCAGGGGAGAAGCAGTTTGGTCAAATGCGTTTGAACCAACAAAAGCTGTTTGCGCTGCAAAGCAGCTAACTGAAGTTAATCCTAAATTGTAAGAAAATGCATAACTACCAACGCTAGTAACACTGTTTGGTATAGTCAGCGTGGTGAGTGAGTTGTTAGCAAATGAATTACCGCCAATGGTTGTAACACTGTTGCCTATGGTCACAGCAGTTAGCCCGAGGCCTGGAAAAGCACTAGCAGGAATATTTGTCATGTTTATGTTTACAGAAACAAGTGGGTTGTTACCAAATGCATATAAACCGAGGCTGGTAACATTGTTGGGTATGGTCACTGCAGTGAGATCATTGTTATTGAATGCATAATTACCAATGCTTGTGACACTGGCAGGAATAGTGAGTTCAGTTAATTGATTTTTTGCAAACGCATAATTTCCAATACTCTGTACGCTGTTTCCAATCGTTGCTGTGGCTAAACTTGTGCATCCATAGAAGGCTTGACTACCAATGGCAGTTACGCTGTTTGGAATGGTTATTGTGGAAAGACTAGTGCAATAATAGAAGGCTTGACTACCAATGGCAGTTACGCTGTTGTTGTTTGCAAAAATAACAGAGGCGACAGTAGCTTCGTTTTTAACCCAACTATTGGGTATATCCCCTGTAATTGTTGATCCGACCTGTACGCCAGAGGAGTTGAAGGCTTTCGAGGTGGTGATGGGTGCTTCGCCAATTTTGAGTATATTTTGCACCCCCAACCCCAATGAAAGTCTTGGCATATAATTAAAATGCAATCATCCGCCAGGGAATAGAACCTTGAGCGGTATGACTGCTGATATAATTAACCAGCTATGTACCCAATCACTCGGCCAGTTCCAGCCGTGTAGCTGTTGAACTCGCCGTAAATGATATTGCCAGAACCAATCGTAATGCCTGTAAGAGTACCATCAAATTTACCGCTAATCGTGCTAAATGTGGTATTTTCAAGCATCTGGATTGCCCAATAGCCTGGTGTAGCTGTTCCTTGCGTCCCTACGGAAAATCCGTATTGAGCCTGGAATTTATCTAATGCGCGTGACATTAGGTGTGCAGGGCAATTCTGTAAGAAGTGCCGTTAAGGGTCACGTTCAAGGAAGCAGGAGCGGTTGCAACAGTATTAACTGTGCCACCGCTGGAGCTTGCCGTAAACTCAATGACGTTGGTGAAGTTGGCTCCGTCAATTCGGATAGCCTTGTTCTTCGCTCTAACTGGACTGCGTTGAAACTCATTAGCCATATTGTTAATCTCCTTTGCGACTCCAGGCACGTTTCACTTGATCCGCGCTGAACTCGCTTTTGAATCTACTGCCAAGTTTTTGTTCCTGGCGGTAGTACCCCTTCATAATATTTGTTTTATTAGACCCAAGTGGGTTGTCGAGGGGATCGCCAACACCAACAAGAGCCAAACGTTGTGGGACAGTAAACCGCTTCAGATACTTAGGGACCGAGTCCCTTTCAGCTACTGATTTTTCCAGTTCAACGACTGAACCATTTCTGGTATCGGTGTACTGGTAAATCGGCATTAGCTGTAGTTCTCCTCGTCGGCCTGCTTCGCCAGCTCACGCATTTTGTCCTCTTCAGACATGTCGTTCTCTTCGTTATTCTCGGACTCGCCTTCAATCATGGCCTCATTGACCTTGATGTGAGCTACTCCGTTCTTAACCATTTGAACAACACCGCTGAGTTCAACTTCATCACCTTCAGAAGGAGGAACGTTGTCTCCGCCATCATTAACTTCAAGCATCGACAATGGCAGCATGACCATGCCTTTAGACATTTTCATTCCGCCACCTTTATTCATTCCTTCTTTCATTTGATCTCCGTTGGAAGAGGCTGGGGAGGTTTTACCCTCCCCAGCTTTCCGAGGACCCATAGCGATTACTAGGGTTCCCATTTAATTGTTTAGCTGTAGTTCGACTTCGCGAAGATCGCGCGGAAGAACGTAGTATCCAATTGTTTGGCAGCATAGAACGTCTTAAAGGACGCCACTACGCGTTGGCCGTAAGGATCGGATTTATCAGCAGCGTCAAGGATCGTGACCTTCGGTGCGAAGGGCGAGCCAGAGGCAACAACTGAGTTCAGGCTGGGAACTCCAAAGGAGTTTCCGCCCAAGAGCAAGTTGCCGTAGACAGCAGCAGATGCCGTAGCAGCGTTAGCCACACCAGCAGCAGCAGTTGCAAAGGTCTGAACGTTGGTGCTGGAAACGACTTTGCAGCCGAACAGCGAACCGATTTCACCTTTGAAGATGGCTTCAGGGTTCGAGTAGCTCGAAACCTTCAACCAATCGTCATCCTGCTGGAGGTCACGAATGACCGCAGGGTGAGCGACAAGGACGTAAGAATCCTTGATCTTGGGCGCACGGCTGATGAACAACGAAGTCGCGCCGTCGAGCAAGTCGGTGGCGGTGATTGCGCTGTTAGCAACAGAGCTGGTCGCGAAGGTCGTGCCGTTTGTGCCACTTTGGGCATAACGAGCATACGACTTCGTGGCAACGTTTGTGCCAGTCGAGGTGGAAGAATCCTGGATCAGCGCGCGGTGACACAGAGTGTCCGCATGCAGAGCAGCGTCTTCACCCAACTGCTTGGTGGCCTGGGCGAGGTGGTTGAACAATTCCGTCGCGAGCAATACGTCCGTGAGGACGACCTGACTGCCGTACTGCTGGAGGGTCGCTTCAACTGTGGACAGGGTCAACTGACGTTGATCCGAGCCATCGCTAACAGTCGTGCCTTCCGACAGACCAACAATGCTGCTGATCGAAGGATTATCAAATTTGAAGAAGCGGATGGTACGATTTCCGCCGGTTTTCGAAGGATACGCCACCTTCATTGCAAACTGCTCCATTTGGAGCAGGGGGAGCGCACGTTCCAAGAGCATCTTGGAGAAGTACGTCTGGAACTGTGCAGAGACAGATCCTGTAGTTACATTAGCCATTTTATTATTTTCCTTTTAAACAACTAACCTATTTTACGATCTATCCGCCTCTGCTGCCATTTTCATCAATTCACGACCTTGCTCCTCCGAGGAGAGTTCGTGAAAAGCTTTAACGCGAGCAGGGCCAGAAGGTTGACCGCTTGCAGGTGTCGTTGCCTTTCTTAGTTGAGTCAATTCAGACTCATACTTTGCAATCTTCTTTTCCAAGTCAGAGGCAGCGTCCGCCTTGAGCCTCATCTTTGCCAATCCTACAGCATCATTGATTCCGTTAGGATAGTTCCTAAGAATCGCGTGTTGCTGTAACAAGGTCGATACTGCTTTGTAGAGATTGGTCGAAGAATCCTTTAATTCTGGATTCGCTTCGACTTCTCGCAAAAGGTTTTGGTCCCAGGCATTCTTCCATTCCGCTTGCGCCTTCTGCTCGGTATCTCTCTTGCCAGCAGTTTCAATCTCGTTGGCCTTGCTTTCAGCGAGTTTTGCAAGATCATCACGGCCTTCGTCACGATAGCTTTTTGCGGCTTCGCGATAGTCATCCGCGCTAAACTTGCTAGAACTTGCCTCTGTCTTTGCTGGAGAAGCTTCTTGACCAGCCCTTGCAGTCTTGGCTGCTTCAATGGCTTCTCTCTCAGCCTGGAGTCTTGCACGTTCCGCTTTGACATCGTCCCACTCTTTGGCGAGTCGAGACTGTGCCTTTTGGTACTTGCTTTGCTTCTTTTCGGAAGCTGACTCTGACTTGGGTTCATCAGATTGCGTTGTTAAAGAGCTTGTTGATGTAGTTTCAGTCTTAGGGACTTCATCTACCACCGCATCGTTCGATGTGGATTTTGGTTCGGCGTTTTCTGGAGTCGTAGGTTTCTCCGAGCTATCACTACTTTCAACCTCCTGCTTAACTTCTTTAGTAGCCTCAACATTATCTTCTGGTACTTCATCTAACCCAGCGTCAAATGCTGCTGCTATCTTCAGCATATCAAGTTCAGTTGGTTCTTTGGAATCCGCCATGTTGACCCTTTCTTACACCGCCACTCAGGGAGTCATTCTGAATAGCAGGTTAATTGACAGCAGGTTCATCGGCCCCATCCCTACTGTCGAGGATGGGCGAGTTTTGTTTGGGGCTGCATAACGACTCAATTGTCGCCACACAACCTCGAAATCCTTTAGCATATCCACAAGCCTCTGCAAGTGAATCCGCATTTTTCTCTACTGCGGAGGCATTTTGGCGTAAAGTAAGGTTTAAAAGGATCAGACTAAGCTTCTTGCCAGTTAGACTTCCAAGGAATCCAGTTAACGCTCTTTCATCCTCTGCTTCCCACTTAGGCTCGTCTACCCACTCTTGGTGGCGAATAAAGGCCATAATTGCGCGTAGTCTTCTCATACTATGTACCCCCAGCTATCGCCTTGGAATAGTGCCAAGTAATCGCCTTTGAAAGTCTCTGAGAGTGCCTGCCTTACTGCTGGAAGGCTAAAGTCGTGGCCTGTCATGCATCCACCCTTTCTTAGCTTCGGTAACCATCCCTTGATGTCGGCAACCGCGCCTTCGTACCTATGATCTCCATCGACATAAACCATGTCCAACTCTCCATCCTTAAAGAACTGGAGCGCGTCTAGGCTTTTACCCCTGCTGTATAAAACATTCATTAGTGAAGATGTGCGCTTATGGAATGCTTCAAAAACATCTTCCATTGGGCATTGGTTGCTTGCCACATCGTTCGGATCGTACCCATTCTCCCAAGGATCTACTGCCAATACTTCTTTAAAATGATCAGCTAGTACCACAGTACCTTCGCCACTATACGACCCAATCTCAACACACTTACCAATCGCGCCATTCTGATTTGCCCACTTACAAAGTTTTGCCAAGCCTTCAGCTTGGAATGCATCGCGCATTACTGGTACTGCCATCCGCCAATACAAGCGGATGTAGCTATAAAGTCAAAGCTTAAATTAGCTTCTGATTGCTAGGGGCGAGGGAGTTGTTGCGAGGCTGTCTAGGCATGCGGTTCATGCGACGAGTTCCGCCTGCCACCTGGGAGAAGCTTCTGGCTGGACCAGCAGGAGCTGCGAGGTTCTGAACTGCTTGGTTCATGTCTTGATTCCTGCGCATTCCCTGCTGAAGCATTTGGTTGTAGTTCTGCATCTGTGGCATTTGTGGTGGAGGAGTTCTTCTGGACTCTTGAACTCTTGGATTTTCATTTAGTGTCCTAACTAATTCCATTCTTTTATTAATTTCGTCTTGTGATGGGATCGGCTCCATTTGAGTAATGTTTGAACCTGCTTGTGGCATCGCGCTTCCAGTTGTTGCAATGGGTTGGTTGGGAGCTTGGTAATTTGGCCCACCAGGTACGCTTTGACGCATTGCCATTGCTTCTTCTAGAGCCTGCCTTCTATCTGGAGTAAGATTACGCATTTGTTCTGCTGAAATTCCTGTTCCACCAATTGGCATTAGACCTGGCATTTCACCTCGCGCTTGGCGATCTGCTACCAATTGCGCAAGTGTGTTGAAGTAATCTTGATTTCGCATTAAGGATGAAAAATTAGGATTTTGCACCATGTCCATTGGACTCATGGTTGTTCCTGCTGAAGTTGTGGTTTTGGGTTTGGTTGCCATATTACATTACCTGTGGTTGGATTTGTTGCGGTTCTTGGCCTTGCTGTTGTACTTGTGGCTTGGCTGCATCGCGAAGTTGTTTTTGAATTGCCCTGGAGGTATTCGGATCGGTCTGTTCCAGCGCAGCTAAATGCTGTTGCAAGTGGTCCATAAGAACCTGAACTGCACTCTGGTCTACTGGTTGCTGACGCATTTGCGCTGCTTGGTTGAACGCGAAGAGAACCGATATGTGCGCTTTGTGATCATCGCTAGGCTTAATCGCGACAGGGAATCCTGTGGCCAGCATGGTCGCAATTTCTGTCGCTTGGTCTTCAGCCTGATCGCCTGCTCCTGCTTGCGGGTCAGTAAATAGTTTTCTAACGAGACTAGGGTCATCTTGTTCAAGAACTGACTTTACCAGTTCTCCTTGGTTGATGTAGGGATTTCCTTGGAACATCTGCATGCGAGCAACTGATTTCTGCAATGCAAATTGGCGGTTGATAAAGTCAAGTCCGCCCTTCGGCTCAATCGAGTACTGCTCATGGATTCCTTCAGGAACCATCTGGCCAGTATCGTCGGCATAACGGAACATCAAATCTTCCTTCGCGTACTGGACGTACAACGCCCAAGACTGACGGAAGAGGTGAGCCAAGCTCATTCGGAAGATGCGATTACGCAAATCACCAGAAGCAGCAGCCTGACCCTGCATCGCTTGAATCTCAGCAGCAGTCTTTCTGTCTCCAGTATTAAACTGTGAGCCAGCACCAAAGTCGGCGTTACCCATGCGATTCTCTGCGAGCTGACGCTCTTCAAGCATCAAACGCTGGAAGTCGAATGGAGGTTGGCTGAACTGGACAGGCTTCAACCCTTGCGGAAGGATCTGACCAGGCTGCATCCTCAAGTTCGCTGTGTTCAGCGATACTGGATTCTGCGCTTCGAAAACAGGGCGGTTGGCCAGCTCTACATAGTCAGAGAGCGAGTTCTTGAGCTTGTTTAGGAGGTTTTCGCCAGGGAGGAGGATCTCAGCTACCCCGCGAGGACTATACCAACCGCCACCTGTGATTTCATATGGGAAATCAACAAACGGAGGTTCGCCGTGTTCGTATGGGAGGGTAAAGGGTTTTCGCACGTTCTCGTTGATTGCGAGAGGAGAGTATGTCTCAACCAACCATCCGTCCTTAGACGGAGTGTACATTTCCCACAAGATGATCCGATCTTCCTCGGCTTCCTGCGTGATGCCTTCACGACGATAGATCTCGTCTTGGATCTCGCTGCGAAGTCCAACAGCGTTGTTCGGCTTGCCAGCAATTTGTTTGATGAAGTTTTCGTCCTGCTTGTAGAGAGGATTGGTCTTGTAGCTATCAACGGAAATGGAAATGATGTGAACGATGAAGTCTGCGTCTTTAAGTTCCTTGGTGTACTGAGGAACAATCAAATGAAAAGGATCGATAGCTTCGAAGCCGATCCGCTTGTTTTGATCGTCCCAAACAACCTTGGCCACACCGCGACCATAGAGAAGCAAGTTGTCGATGACAGACACAATCTCTTTCTGGAAGTTGGACTGCTCGCGCATCTTGTAGTCAAACCAACGCTCG